CACGACACAGGCCGTCGATCCGTTCGAGTTCGTCGGCATCGCCCCGCCGAAGGTCAAGGGGTACCGCGCCAAGCTCCCGGCCAGCGACAAGCAGCGCGCCTACCTCGCTCGCAACGGGGTCCCGAACGCCGAGCGCCTTACGCTGGACGAGGCAAGCGCGATCATCGACGCCCTGATGAAGAAGCCGACCGGAGCGCAGGCGTGGTTCCTCCGCAGGCACGGAAAGGACCCGGCTGCGTTCGACCGCAAGACGGCAAGCGAGGAGATCAGTCGCATCAAGGAAGGAGCGGCAGCATGAAGCAGGACGAGATCGCATTCGTGCGGGTGAGGCTGATGAGCGAGCGGGACGGGGAATGGGTCTGCGCACCCGTCGACCCGCAAGGCATCGACCTGCCGGAGCCTGCATCGTTCATATGGGCAGACAAGCGCGCCATCGTCACCGTCGCGGAAGCTCGGCGGATCGTGAGGGGAAGGTGATCCGGCGCTACAAGCACCTATCCGCGATCGACACCCTGCAGAGGCTCCGGCTCGAGGACTACTGCGACGAGGAACGCACCGCGGACATCATCGCCATGCTCATCAACACCGCCAACGCAGGCGCCATCCTCGCCGAACTCGTGCTCAAGAACCAGGACATCGCCGACCAAGAGACGCGCGAAGCACTCGGCCGATGGGCAGACACCGTTCGCATCATGCGCGAGAGAGGGGTCATGTGAGCATGCTCGTGCTGGCAGACAAGCGGACCGGGGAGATCGCCTTTGAGGGCAAGCGGGTCTCGCGCGCCCTGCCATGCCCGGTCTGCGCCCACCTCCACCGCACTCCGTCCTGGTGCTTGGTGGACACGGGCAGGCGGCTGGCGATCTGCCCCAGGGTCGAAAGCAGCAGGCGAATCGGTGATGCGGGCTACCTCCACAACCTCGACGGATCCCCGGTGCCGCCCGCGATCCCGGTGATCGCGCGCCCGGAACGCAGGGAAGCGCCGGACATGGGTTGGCTCCAGGAGCGATTTGTCGCTGCCCTGACCGATGCCAGGGCAGAGGAACTCGCCAAGCGCTGGAACACCTCCACGGCCACCGTGCGAGCGCTCGGCGCGGGATGGGACGGAGGCGCATGGACCTTCCCCATGAGGCACGGCACCCAGGTCGTGGGCTACCGCAGGCGGCTGCCCGACGGCGCAAAGGTCTGCCGCACCGGATCGCGGCTCGGCTTGATCGTCCCGGTCGGGGGTCCACGAGGAGTCGGCTCGCTCTTCGTCACCGAGGGAGAGAGCGACCTCGCCGCGGCAATCGACCTCGGGCTCGACGCCATCGCCCGACCGGGATGCAAGGTGTGCGAGGACCTCGTCGCCAAGGTCGCGCGCAAGCGAGACACGGTCATCCTCGCCGACGCCGACGAGCCCGGCATGGCGGGAGCGACCTCGTTGCGGGACCACCTGTTGAAGATCGCTCGCTCTGTCGTTATAGTTCGGCCGCCGGGCCGCCACAAGGATCTGCGCGAATGGGTTCGTGCAGGCGGCTCCAGAACTGCGCTGCGATTCGTCGTGAAGAGCATGAGAGGCTTCTGACCGTGCCCAGAGCGCCAAGGGACATGGCGCATGCGGACCTCGTTGCGCAGCTCGAAGAGTGCGCCGAGAAGCTGGCCCGTGCCGAGCGGCAACGCGACTGCGCCGAGGATCGAGGACGCCGATGGCTGGAAGAACTCTGCTCACTGGACGACGAGATCGAGCGCCTGATGCGGCATATCGAAGCGGAAGTGCGTGCGGGCAACGCGCGAGCGGTGCATCACCACGTGTACGCCCGGCTCAACATCGCAAGGGGCGCCGCTCGATCCGTGTCGTGATCGACGGGGATCCCAAGCCGCAGCCACGCCCCAGGGCATCGAAGCAGGGACCGTTCGTGCGCATCTACAACCCAAGCACGGCAGACGACTGGAAGGTGCGCGTCGCCGCTCACGCCCACGCCGCGATCGCCAAGCCGATGCAGGGATCAGTACGCGTCGCCATGTGGTTCGAGATGCGCAGGCCGGCGAGCCACCGCACCGCGGCCGGCGCCGTCAGGCCGACCGCGCCCACCTCGCATCAGCAGAAGCCGGACGTCGACAACCTCGCCAAAGCAGTGCTCGACGCGCTCAACGGCATCGCCTTCGCGGACGACTCGCAGGTCGGCGAACTGATCGTCGGAAAGCGGTGGGCAGACGGCGAGCCGCGTTGCATCCTGACGCTCGAGGAAATCCGTGCCGCGTAAGCCGCCCACCGTCGCCAGACCAGGGCAGAAGCACGGGCGCGGCTCGCGATGGCACAAGACGAGCAAGGCAGCGCGAGCAATCGAACCGCTTTGCCGCCTCTGCCTGTCCTCGGGCAGGAGCGTCCCGGCCACGTGCGTAGATCACATCGTGCCCCTCATGGACGGCGGCACCTCCACCGCGAGCAACCTCCAGCCGCTATGCAAGGCATGTCACGCGCGCAAGACGGCCGCGGACATGGGAAGCGCACGCAAGCGCGGCCCCTGGGCAAGTCGCATCACCATCCTCGCAGGCGCACCAGGAGCAGGCAAGACCACCCTCGCACGCAAGCACCTCGCAGGGAACGACCTGCTCTACGACTACGACGCCCTCGTCGCGGCCACCTCGCTTGCCGCTCCATGGTCAGCAGACGCCCTCGCCCTCGCCATCCCCATGCGCCGGATCCGGGACGCGATCATCTCCGCCGCCACTGATGGACACGTGCAGGGGAGGGTGTGGCTGCTGATGGCAGACCTGCAGGCAGCGATCGACTTGAGCGCCTCCCTGCCAGCAGACCTGCTGATCCTGCACCCGGGGATCGACGCCTGCATGGACGCGATCAGGTCAAGGCGGCTCCACCCGGAGCGCGAGCGAGACGCCTGTCTGGCAGCAACCCGGTTCGACGCCACCCTGCGCGTCCTTCTGGAGCACCCTTCCCAGCCCCTACGAGGCGCTCAGGTGCGTCGGCTGCGCGAGGACCCCCTCCCGGCCACCCCTGCGGCGGAGGCCTCTGGGGTCGTTTCCGGCCCGGAAACGGTACCCCCTTCGGAAACCGCTGAAACCAACACGACACCGAGGTCTTGCCGCCACAAACGCGCGCGCCCGGGTTACCCCCCTTTTCCGCCCCCCCTCCCGGCCGCCCCTGCCCGGCCCACCCTCCCCCCAGCCCCCTACCGCTGATGAAGATCGAACGCCGTCCAATCGACTCCCTCACCCCAGACCCGGAGAACGCCCGGACCCACGACGCAGACAACCTGACCGCGATCGCGGCAAGTCTCAAGGCGTTCGGCCAGCAGAAGCCAATCGTGGTCGACCTGCGAGGGGTGGTCCTTGCTGGCAACGGAACGCTCGCCGCGGCTCGCTCCCTCGGATGGGAAGAGGTCGACGTCGTGGAAACCGACCTGTCCGGGAACGCCGCCGCTGCCTACGCCATCGCGGACAACCGGACCGGAGAGTTGTCCCAATGGGACTACCAAGCGCTCGCGCTCGCGCTCGAGCAGTTGCCGTCAGGAATGGCGCTGACGACCGGGTTCGAGGCAGGAGCGATGGAAAGCATTACCACGCTTGCCAAGCGGATCGAGAACGAGCAGGCAACCAAGCCGCCGAAGAAGATCACCTGCCCGCAGTGCGGCGCAGAGGTGAAGGAGCACGCATCCGATGAAGGTTGAGCACATAGACCCGCACGAGCTTCGGTTCAGTCCGACGAACGCGCGGGAGCACGGCGAGCGCAGCATCCGCGCCAAGATGAAGAGCCTGGAGCAGTTCGGCCAGCAGAAGCCGATTGTCGTCACGAGGGAGCTCGAGGTCATCGCGGGGCATGGCACCCTCGCCGCGGCCATGCGCCTGAAGATGCCGAAGGTATGGATCGTCCGCTCGCACCTCACCTACGACGAGGCGCAGGCTTACGGCATCGCGGACAACCGCACCGCCGACCTCGCCAAATGGGATGAGGACATCCTCAAGGCCACGCTCGCCAGGATCGCGCAGGACGACGCCGAACTTCTCGAGGCGAGCGGGTTCTCCAAGAAGGAAACGGAAGCGCTGATCGCCGCGGCGATGAGCGAGCCGATCGCTCGCCTCGGTCCGGCGTACGACGCCACCATCGCGGACGAGGTCGAATGGCGCTGCTGCGCGGAATGCGGGCATAGGTGGCCGAAGTGACGCCATTCACCGTGGTCAGCACGTTCGCGGGGTGCGGCGGATCCTCGCTCGGATACCGGCTCGCCGGCGGGACCATGCTCCTCGCGGTTGAGTGGGACAACGGCGCAGCGGACATCTACCGGAGAAACCATCCCGCGACGAACCTGTTCCATGGGGACATCGCCAAGCTTTCGGTCGAGCAGGCGCTGGACATGACCGGACTGCGGCCGGGCGAGCTCGACATCTTCGACGGCTCGCCGCCATGCCAGGGGTTCAGCACCAGCGGCAAGCGCCAGTTCGAAGACCAGCGGAATCAGTTGTTCCGCGAATACGTCCGGCTGCTCAGGGGATTCCAGCCGACGGCGTTCGTGATGGAGAACGTCAGCGGCATGGTGATGGGCAAGATGCGGATCATCTTCGCCGAGATCCTCCGCGAGCTCCAGGACTGCGGCTACCGCGTCGCGGCCCGGAAGCTCAACGCCTCTCACTACGGCGTCCCGCAGGCTCGGCAGAGGATGATCTTCATCGGCGCCCGCGACGACCTCGGCATCGACCCGACGCATCCTGCGCCGACGCATGCGCCGGTGTCCGCGAGCAAGGCGCTCGAGGGTCTGGTGCTGGACGAGGCAGAGGTCGCGCACCTGCTCGAGGTCGCCCAGCGCAAGTCGATCTACAAGGCGTGGGCCTTCATGAAGCCGGGATCGAACCTCACGAAGCTCGGCCTACGCAACGGGTTCAACACCGTCCGCGTCGACCCGATGCACCCGGCCCCAACCCTGACGAAGAGCGCCGCCTACCTCGGCTTCGGAGGACTGCTCCACTGGGCAGAGCAGCGGCCATTCACGGTCGCGGAACTGAAGCGCCTCTCGTCGTTCCCCGACTCGTACGACTTCGGAAGCAGCTACCTCAACGCGGTCGAGCGCCTGGGCAACACCGTCCCGCCGCTCTTCATGAAGGCGATTGCCGAGCACGTTCGCGACACGATCGTCAAGGAATCTCGA